GAATTACGTCCCGGAAAAGACGTCTTTCCTCGTCTCGTCCATGTTCTCCGCTGGTGCTGTCGCAATCGACGACGAAGGCATCGTCAAGATTTCCTGTACCGAATAAGGAGGGCTGACAGATGGCTTTTGATTCGACTGGTTTCGCAACCATTGGAGCTTCGAAGAAAGGCAATGCCCCTTCGATCTACTCCTATTCGACGGCGGACACTATCGCTACTGTGAACACCGAAGGTTACTTCAATAACCTTTCGGACACGCTTGCAGTAGGTGATGTGATCTTCTGCCGGACATCCACTGGCGGCACCCAGGTGCTGACCATCGTGTATGTCCTGTCAAACTCTTCGGGTGTTGTGGATGTCAACGACGGCACAACCCTGGCGAACACTGACACCGACTAAACGGGTGGGGCAGCTTCGGCTGCCCCTTCCTTAACTAGCGGAGAAGCGCATGGCTGCCGGCGATACAGATCTCTCAATTTGTTCTGATGCACTAATCATGCTGGGCGCCTCGCCCATTTCTTCGTTTACAGAAGGCACAGATGCCGCCCAGGCATGTGACCGTCTATACCCAGATCTTCGAGACAGTCTGATTGCCAGGTACCCCTGGTCCTGGTCCTATACCAAAACACAGTTGTCCCGGTTGTCTACGGCTCCCACAAATGAATGGCTGTATGCTTATCAGCTACCTGGCGACATCTTGTCTGGGGTCCGAGCTTTGTTTGCCAGCTCAGGCACGAATGAGCAGCCGCTGCGCTATGGATGGGAGATCTATGGCGACCAGGTATATACAAACCTAACCACGGTCTACATCGATTATCAGACGACTGTGACGGAAAGTAAGATGCCAAACTATTTTGTGCATCTCATCCGCACTGCCATGGCAGCAGAGCTGGCTATGGTCATTACTGACCAGATCAGCAAGTCAGACTATTTCAGAGGCCTGGCGTTCGGTTCCCCCGGGGAGCAAGGGCGCGGAGGGTTATTCCGAGAGGCCATGAATATTGATAGTCGTGGCAACCCGCCACAGATTATCGAGGATTATTCTCTAATCGATATAAGGGGCTGACATGACCAGGATCATTCAGTTCCAAACTAACTTTAGCGTCGGGGAGCTGGATCCGCTGCTCCGCGCCAGAACTGATTTGCAGCAATATGGTAATGCCCTTGAGACTGCACAGAATGTAATCGTGCAGCCGCAGGGTGGAGTCAGGCGCCGGCCTGGCACAAAGTTTATTTACGACTTTGGCTCCAGCTTTACTGATTTTAAGATCATCCCCTTCGAATACAGTGTTACCGATAGTTACACTTTGGTGTTTGTAAACCAGCGCATTTATGTGTTCAAAGGCGGCGTCCTGCAAACAAACATAAATGGCAGCGGTAACGACTACATAACGGCGACAGCGATCACAGCCAGTATGTTGGACGAGCTGAATTTCACACAGGCTGTAGATACTTTAATCCTTTGCCACGAGGATTTGCAGACCAAACGCCTGGTCCGTAATAGCGATACAAGTTGGACGCTCAGTGACCTACCGCTATCGTTTATTCCCAAGTATGCCTATGCCCTGGATTTTCACCAGCCGACATTTACCATCACGCCAAGTGCTGTCGATGGAAATATTGAGATCACTGCTTCTAGTACGACTACCGACACAGGCACAGCCCAAGCCGGCAGCTCAAGCACCATCACACTAAAAGCGGCCAGCAGCTTTACGTCTGACGATCAGCCGAATGGCATGTTTATTAAAATTACCGCTGGCACAGGATCAGGTCAGACCAGGCATGTTGAGGATTATGTAGCGTCCACAAAAGTTCTGACAGTCTACCCCGATTGGGATACTGCCCCAGACAATACATCTAGTTATTCGGTCCAGCCGTTTTGGGAATCCGCTGTCGGTGAATATGCTGTTGCCGTAAATGGATTTGGCCGGGCTAGATATATCGAATATGTAAGCAACACGGTTATGAAGGCGTATGTAGAGACGCCGTTTTTCGACACTGATGCCATTGTCTCTGGCGATTGGGAGTCTGAGCATGGCTATGAAGATACCTGGTCAAGCACTAGGGGGTGGCCCAGATCCGCAGCTTTCCATGAAGGCCGGCTATTTTTCGGCGGCGCCAAGTCCAGGCCAAACACAATCTGGGGCAGCAAGGTAATCGACTATTTTAACTTCGACACGGGCACGGGCCTCGATGACGAGGGCGTCGAAGCCACGATCAATACAAACCAGCTCAATGTCATTACGCACATAAACTCTGGGCCGGACCTCCAGATCTTTACTACTGGCGGCGAGTTTATTGTCGCCCAGGCAAATATCGATCCGATCACCCCGTCTACATTCCTGGTCAAGCCTCAAACTAGGATTGGCAGCAAGCCCGGGGTGCCTATTGAGGATTTGCAGGGCGCAACAATCTTTGTGCAGCGCCAGGGCAAATCTATTATTAGCTTCCAGTTTACAGACACGACCGCCAGCTACGGTACAACACCGCTATCTGTATTGAGTTCGCATTTGTTGAATGACCCCGTAGACCTGTCGGTGCGCCGGGCGACATCAACAGATGAAACAGACAGATTATTCCTGGTGAATAACGATGGGACTATGGCTGTCTTTTCGATCCTGCAATCTCAGAACATTATAGCGCCGTCCAAGTTTGTTACTGATGGAGCATATGTTGCTATCGCTAACGAGCTTGCTACTACATATTGTGTTGTGAAAAGAACTATCGACGGGACAGATAATTATTATCTTGAGCAGTTTGATGATGATGTAACGCTAGATAGCGCAAAGACTGGCGGAGCAGCATCGAGCGTCACAATGGAACACCTCGAGGGCAAGACTGTTGAAATCGTCCGTGACGGGGTTGTAGAGGCGTCACAGACTGTGCCGGCATCCCCATTCACCGTGACCTTCGATACTGCTGCGACTGCATCTCACCAGGTCGGGCAAAATTATACTGTCACTGTGAAGACCATGCCAGCCGAGCCACAGCTTGCCCAGGGCAGTGTCCAGGCAAAGAAAAAGCGCATCGTCCAGGTTGATGCTATCGTATATGAAACACAGAACATGACCATCAATGACAAGCTGGTTTCGTTCCGTAATTTTGGCGAAGATGTTTTGGACTCTGCTGTCGAAGAGTTTACAGGAACCAAAACGATGCACGGCCTCCTGGGTTTCAGCGGGACGGGTCAGATCACTATAAGCCAGACCGTGCCGTTGAAGATGACCGTCTTAGGTATTGAGTATCACATGAGTGTGGGGAATTAAGATGCAATTTGCAGCAGCAGCCGTATCCGCCGCCGGTAGCCTATATGTCGCTAGACAGCAGCAAAATATGTATAATGCCCAGGCAGCCCAGCAAAAGGTTGCCGGTAGGAGCCAGGCCATCGCATACAAGCAACAGGCCGCTGATGCTCTGGCGAATCTCAATGAAACATTGTCAGCCATCACAGCCAGAGCTGCTGTGGGTGGGGATCCGTCAAGCGGGTCGCCGCTTTCGTTGCAAAAGTATGCGCTTCGAGAGGGCGCATCTGAGTATCACACAGCAAAAGATAACGCTGTCCTGGCTGTAGAAAATGCAAATTTCCAGGCAAGCATTTATAGGCAAGCCGGGAAGACAGCCATGGTTTCCGGTTACATTAGTGCTGGGGCTGATGTGTTTGGGGGCGTTGCAAAACAAAACCAAGTGGGCTGGCCGGAATGGACCAAATCCCTAAAGATAGGTTAGTGATATGGCTAAATTACCCCGATTCCGCAGACTTGGCGTAGAGCCAGCAAAAGCGCCAGAGTTCGATTATGCGAACCTGCGTGAAGGGATGCGCCTGGGGCAAAACATAAGCCAGCAAGTTGATCGCATGAGCGATTTCCTTTATCGGCAAGAAGCTGCTGAGGCAGAGCGGCGTGGCGTAGCTCGAGTAGATGAGGTTGGCGCAGAGCAAATGCTGACACAGCTTTCTGCTGCTGGAGGACCGACCAACATAGAAGAACGCTCGTCGTTTGAAACCGCCAACAAAATCTTTCAGACTCAGCTCAGATCTGAAACTGAATCTGCATTAGATCTAATTTATAACGAAGGACTGCGTAATAATACGCCGGTTACAGAAGTCGAAGAGGCGGTCCAGAAAAAAGTAAAAGAGCTTACTGGCCGAGCTGCAAATCTGCGCGTTACAGAGCGAACAGCTTTAGAAAGCACAATCCAGTCATTTGTGGCCAGGGAAAGCCAGAAATACCAGAATAGCGCGTTCAATACCGCAAACCGTATTCTGTCCGCCGAGATCGAAACCGGTGCCAGGTTGGAAATCCAAAAAATAATTTTAGATGCTGAGGCAAATAAAACCCCGTTTTCTGTAGTCCAGGAGCAGTTAACTGATGTAGTGGACGGGTTCCCGGCAGCGTTGTCGGAGATGGATCCCGTAAGCGCAGGAATTTTGCGTACAAAGCTAGATGGCCTGGCCATAGAAGCTGAAACACGGTATGGGGCAACTTGGACTAAATATGCGGGGCAGCAAGCCCAGGGCCGCATGTTGGAAGCCATGGCCGTGGATCTCGAAGATATCCGCATCCATGCCCAGGACGAAAATGCGACTCCAGATTCTATTGAGGTGAAGATTCAATCAACCGCACAAAAAATGCGGGACATCCAATTTGATGAAGATGATATCAGCAGATTTGTTGTTGATGCTCGTCAAAAGGCAGCCAAGGATGGGACTATAGCCGAGTTTCAAAGACTCGACACTTTGGGTGAAAGACAAGAATTTATCCAAGGTCTTCGTGACGATCCCATCGATGTTTTAGGCAAAACAGGTACTCAAGCTTTAATCACGACGCTGCAAACAGAAATAAATAAAGAAATCGCTGTGAGCAGCCGAGCGGCTACCAGTCTTGAAAATGACATAAAGTCAGCTCGTAAAATTATGACAGCCGGCGGGGATCCTGGTGAAGAGGCGCTTTTGAAGCTGGGTGGCCGTGCAACCTCATTGGGCGATTATGGCATTGAAGCTACGCAGATGTTGGAAAACCTGCGTACCGAGCGTGAGGCTATGCTGGCATTTAGAAAAATGCCGCCAGCACAGTTACAAAATGAATTGAATATTATGGCAAATGGCATCGAGGGTATGGGCGCCGATGGGGTCGATACTCAGCTCGAGGCAGATATCTTGTCATCTGGTCGCAGTCTGTTGCGTTCAATGAATGAAAGGTCACAAAGCGATCCGTTATCTTTGGCTGCACAAGTCGGCCATATACAGTTTACGCCGTTAGATCTGACAAGCTCACCAGAGGCAATGGCAGCATCGATCACAGAACGCCGTGACCAGGCCAGGACTGCTGCTGCTATTTACGGCGTAGAGCCAAAGTTTTTGACAAATGAAGAAGCTAGTGTCTTTTCGTCGCTGTTAAAAACCCAGGATCGTGTAGGGCGTATGCAGTTTTTGGGGACTATGGCGCAGCATTTCGGAAATGATGCTCCAGAGGTTCTGGCTCAAATTGCGCCTAAACAGCCTGAGCTGGCCCACATTGGCGGTCTGTTGATGATGAATAGAGGGGACACAGTTAACCAGGCGCTCGAAGGTTTGGATCTTATCAAGGAAGGTAATAAGGCTGTTGGCTTTACGCCAACTAACACTCAAGGCGCTTTTTCATCAACTGTCGGATCTTCTTTGATGTACCAATCAGGATCCCGAGCTGCTGGTTTTGCTGTCGCAGAAGCTATTTACACATCGATGGCGTTTGATAAAGGCCTCGATGATTTTGATGAGGATCTTTGGGAGACTTCAATTCAACTAGCGTTCGGCCATGATTATCAAAAGGGAACAGGTGGGTTTCAAGAAGTGCGCGGCGAAATGGTATTGCTGCCTCAACAATTAAGTGCTGAAGACATTGAAGATATGTTTGATGCAATTACTGCGGCCACATTGTCGGAATACACTGGTCGAATGGTAAACCCTGACCTTGCGAAACAGATCCGTGATAACGATGATTTTTATCTGGCTGTAGTCGAAGAGGGCAAATATTACATTGTGATCGGTGATCCTGGCACAGATGATTTTAGGTATATGACGGATGAGATCGGCAACGTTCTTATCCTGGATGCGCTGAAATTCTATGGGTACAGAGAATGACGTTTTTGTATGGCAAACAAGATCGTTTAGATCTGCGCCCAGATCAGGCACAAAACAAGCCATTAGGCGGGTTTGTAGAAAACCTTAGCATGGCATATCAAGCCAGCCGGGCGACAGACCAGTCTCAAAGTAATGGCGTAATGTTGGGCGACCAGTGGCAGCCGATCATCGATGAGGTTAATGAGGTTACTGGCAGCAACTTTTTCAATCCAGCAAACCATTTGTCGTCTGGCATATTGTCTGCACCTGCAACGCCTGGGCACAATGAAGAACGTTACAAATACACATCTAATAAAATATTAGAGCATATCGCTGCTAACGCGGATCTGTTGCCGGATCTGCAAGGCATTACGCACGACATGCTGGTAGAGCAAG